TCGTTGTTCATCTTCATGCAACGCTTCATAGAATAGCATGTCTGCTCTGAGTCTTTCTTCAAGTGTTACCATTTGTTTTCCTCGTACTGTCTTCATTAGAATAGTTCCTTCTGTTGTGGCTCATCGCCTAGTTTATATTTTAAGCTGGACAGAAACTCCTCATCGCTAGTTGGTTTATCGCAATGAGTTGTGCCGCCGTAATGTTCTGATCTGCGCGCCAGCATATACGAACGATACCCAGTTTCTGTCAGCGGACTCTTTACTTGATTACCATTTACATCGGTTACATTCAGTTGGAAGTGATCAACTACATAGGGCATACCTGATTCGGAATACCCTAAGTAATCACGACAAACTGTTACACTGTGTGTCAAGGAGTGCCACACAAATGTTCCTACATTCTCATAAGACTTGTGCATAGTATGCATAATCCTTTTGCCAGAATGGTTTCATCTTTGGAGCTGATGGTTGACCAGCTAGTTCGGCATTGTCTTGTAGCTGTAGCTCTGATTCATATTCTTTACGAAACATATATCTTGCAAAGTGAACTCCGTTTTTTGTTTCTCGGATTGCTATGATGTCTGCTCCGTTTACATTGAGATCATGGATTCTCGATGCGAGTCTCCGACAACCGAAACCTAAAGCCTCTTTGTCTGTGATTGATCCGTGTAATCGTATGCAAGCTAGAACTAATCCGCATTGCGTATCAGCTCTTGGCTCAATAAAGTATTGTTCATTACTCATTAGTTTATCCTTTTGAAGCTTGTTACTGTTGATGTCATTTCTAAATCTGCGACTGGTGTATCATCTCCACTCTCGATATGTGTATCAAGAATACGACATAGCTCTGGAGCATACACACGATCTAAAGATTTAATGACGTTATCTTTTTTGTCGTAGAATTTTATTGTGTAATCATCAGCCCAAGTTAGGTCAACATCGACTCGACCTTGATGCTTGAAGCCATTGGTATTCATCTTGATACCAGCTCTTCGGTCTTTAGTTTCTGGTAATGCAAAGCAGTTGTGACCTACCATCACACCCCAACAGTTCATAGCGTTAGGATCTGCAGCTTGTATCTGCCTTAATATTTCTTTTGCATAGGTAAATGTTTCGTCGTTCATAGCTTTCTCCATTTATAATTATAATTAAATTAAGTAATAAAATCAACTAGTTAAAATGTCGTGTCCTATTTAATAGGTATTTATTAGGACACGGTACAATCTACGCGTCTAACACGCCTTGTTTCTGTAGGTAATACAATAAGCCCATGCCCATCGCATCACCAAACCTTGTATATAATCTACTGCTTCCGTCTTCAGTATCAACAACTTCATACATGGTATGTGATTTCCATATCTGAATGTCACCATCCTTTTTCAATCTAAAGTATTCTACTGCTTCACAGTTACCATCATACATGCGGTCAACTTCCCAGTATGATTTTACATCGTTTGATTTCAACATAGTCTTCTCCTTTTTAATTATGTCACTCCGAAGAACACAGGCCTTTCCAAGCGTCAAGGTCGGCGAAGCCGCCGAAGGGAAACCTTTACGCGAGATGGAAAGACTTGTGTTATCGGAAAGTATTTTCATTGGTATTTGAATTGTTTCATTTTGTCAGAAGTCGTGAAGCAATCTCGCGCCAACACCTAGTCAAGCCCATGGGTTACCGAAGGTGACTAGTGAACGCGATAGCATATATTTCACGAAGTGCATATGACACGCTGTAGGTTTGGCGGTTAGGGGTTTGGCATTGGGAAACCGACAGCGTACAACTCCCAGCCGACGAAGGAGGCTGGGAGTTGTGACAATCTTAGATTGCAAACAACAGTATAGTTAGAATGATTAGACCACCGAAGATCAAGATACTTTGTAAGGTATCTAGTAATTTCCAGAGCATTGATTTGTTGCGTCGATCATATCTTGTGTACATTATGAACCTTTCTTTGGGCAATGAATGATGTTACTTAGGAAGTCACCGAACTGTTCGGCTATTGAGCCATGCGTGTAACCCAGATTGAGTGCTTCGTATATCTTTGTGCCATTTGTATCTTGGTCAATGATGTACTGTCTGAATTTTATGTAGTGTGTTTTATGAGCATTGAGAGCTAGCATGTAACGTAATGCTTCTGTGAATCTTGGCATTACATATTCGAGGTCTTCATCTGAAGCATAACCTCTGTCTCCGATTCTTTGATCCATTGACTTGAGTGCAAACATGCAATCTTCTAGGTTGTCAATTGCTTCTTGATAATTTGTATTTGATATATACATTGAAATCTCCTTGATGTGAGAGCCACTCTTTGTATCGAGTGACTCTCGTTGATGTAACCTACAGTTCTAAGTCTGTAGAAGCTGGAGCTTTGAGACCAAGTGTCTTCTTGATCTTGTTTGCTTTCTCTGTTTGGTCTGCCTTGATCTTAGTAGCAAACTGTTGCTCAACCTTTCTGATAGTCTCAGGCTTGATGTAGATGTCACCATCATTTAGTTTCATGAACCATGACTCTATCCAAGCTTGAAACATCTTCATTTTGACAACTGTCTCTGAGTTGTAGTTGATGCGATCTTGCTTGTGATTAGCTTGAATGTCATCTAGTTTATCATCAGCTAATAGAGTGTTCAGGTTCTCCTGATCTTTCATGATCATCTGCTCTAGTCCAGATATGGAGTTGTAATTATCCATGCCTGTTGAGTTCCATAGATACTTTGGAAGTAATCTTTTGAAACCATATTGACCGATAGGAACCATCTCGTCAGATTCGATGTACTCGTTATCGCCAATGCGCTTTTTGTGAACATAGACTTTATCACTAGCTGGATCTGCATCGACATCAAACTGAAGATCATGTGGATTGTACCATTGACCCTCTCCTTCGAAGTACCACTCGATGTGTGCAAGCGACTTACCGATGTCCATGTCTGCGAACTGAGTATCCAGATCTTTCTTGGAGTTATGCATCTTGCTTAATGATGGAGCGATGTATTTAGTACGAAAACTAGACAACTGAGAGGTACTAAATCTCAATAGCTTTTCACATTCAGTTACAATTTTAGATATATTAGACATTACTGTCTCCTTTTAGTTAAGTTAAAATTTAATTAATACGTACACTATTTAATCAAAAACAATGTCCAACCCAGAACGTGAACCGATGGATTGATAAAGGATGCCGACAAGGGAAACACGATGAGACGACCTGCCTGTCGAAGAGATGTTTCCAAGATATCCTAGGTCGGTCGGTATGGAGGGGATATCTTCTGTGTCGGCATGGCGCTTGCGCCACAAAGAAAAATCTCCCAGTCTGATCAGTCGGCACTCGAGCAATAGTCGTGCATAGAAAGAATACGTTCCGCTGTGCCGTTACTAACAGTATCATTTTTCGCAGTCCTTTATCCATCCACCCCTCTTGGGGTCTTGATCGGTTTACGTTATGGGGAAGCGCATAGCGTAGAGCGATTGCGCTGGGCAACTGGATGGTCTTTTTTTTTATTGATTCCACTCTGAGTCGTTAGGCTAGTAAAGGCTGGTTCTTCACAGTCTTTTCTTGCCGACCTCTTTTGAGCCACCTCTTGATCTGCGACTATCAGCAGATCGGAATGTGTATAGGTTTTGTGCATGCGTCTATCGGCATGTGCAAAAGCATACTCATTTCATGCGACCACAGAAGTCTTTGTTGGAGGTGGCGAATTAGAGGGAACGGTGGACTTGAAGAATACAATCGGACATAGCCCAATGCCTGGGGATTGCCGCGCCTCTTTGCGTGGTGATCTGGTGGCATTGACAGCGGAAGGTTGTCTGAATGATCAAACTTTTCAGTCTGAAGTTTGTCGACTGCCGTTCGAGTACGGCATCGCATTATCAATGCAATTGATTCGTGCTGTGCTGACGAGACAGCACGTCCCATACAACGCGGTAGAGAGTGAGCGTCACAGCGTATTTTACTGGCTCTTGCCAGCTTGAACACTAGTGTTTAAAATAGGATGGGATGTTACTCTTTTCTCATTATATGAAAATAAGAGGTTGACAGATAGACAGTAAATACGGCAAAGTTGACGGCATGACACTTGTAAAGATAACCGAGAAACAGAAGAAGCTGGTTGATACGTTAGTAGCAAAAGGCTGTAGCATTAAGCAAGCAAGTGAAGACGCTGGTTATGCAAAGGGTGAATCGGGTAGAGTCACTGCTAGCAAGGCGTTGAAGATACCACATGTGCAACAGTATATGATGCAAGCAATAGCAGAGAGTATGGGAATAAACGCTACGAAAGCACTGAACAAGATTGTACAGCTATCAAGTAATGCCAAGTCTGAATACGTAAGCCTTGAAGCTAGTAAGGATATACTTGATAGAGCTGGCTTTAAAGCACCAGATAAAGTAATGCATAGTCATGTTGGTAATGTAAATGTAAAGATTGATTTGTCTTGATGCTTCTCTGTATACCATACGAGCTAGTGAAAGTATTTGCTTGTGACGCTTGCGGAGCGCGCAAATACACAGATATATATTGTCGTTGACTTGCAATATCCCATTAACGGAGTGGGGGGTAAAAACTGGCAAGGCAATGACACGTAATGGTCTAGCCCTCACATTTATATTGAAAAAAGCTCGTTACTGTTTACTATGTGGACGATGTGGAGCTTGTGGATGATATATAGGAGTATGGGGATATGAGGGTTGGAGTTATGATGGCTGGTCTACTTAAAAAGTTATTGCAAACAAAACAGAACGTAGATAGTCTTTCTGAAGAGGAGATTGTTCATGGCAAAGACACCATTGTGGCAACGCAAGGGAGGAAAGAATCCAAAGGGAGGACTCAACGCGGCGGGTCGAGCGTCGGCTCGAAAGCAAGGGATGAATCTAAAAGCTCCAGTAAAGTCAGGAGACAACCCTCGAAGAGCAAGCTTCCTAGCAAGAATGGGAAACATGAAAGGACCGGAAAAGGATTCAAAGGGAAACCCAACGCGTCTTCTTCTAAGTCTAAAGGCATGGGGAGCAAGTAGTAAAGCTGATGCTCGAGCAAAGGCAAAAGCTATAAGTAAACGAAACGAAGCTAAGAAAAAGAAAGGTACAGCATGAAAACAATGGGATCTATTCGTGAAAAGAAGAATGGTAATGGTTTATCTGCCAAGCAGAAGAGCTTACCAAAAGACCTTCAAGAAAAAATTATGAAGTCAAAGAAGAAAAAGAAACCTTTATACAAGGCATAGGTTATGGCAGTTAATGCGGCTGGTAACTATACCAAACCAAAAATGCGTAAGGCATTATTTAGTTCTATAAAAGGTAGAGCTGTTCAAGGTACGGCGGCTGGCAAATGGTCAGCACGAAAAGCACAACTCCTGGCTAAACTTTATAAGAAACGTGGTGGTGGTTATACCTAATGAAGAAGGCACAAAGAAGTCTAAAGTCTTGGGGGGATCAAGATTGGCAAACGAAAAGTGGCAAGAAGTCTTCCGTGACTGGGGAAAGGTATCTACCAAAGAAAGCAATCAAAGCTCTTACAGCAGAAGAGTACGCACGAACCACAGCAGAGAAAAGAAAAGCAAAGAAAAAAGGGAAACAATTTTCTTCTCAACCCAAAGCGATTGCAAAAAAGACAGCGCTGTATAGGAGATTTAGTTGACGTTCATAAACAAACTTAAACCAGAGGAACATAGAAGCCTCAGGCAAAAGGTTAAAAAGATTCACTTCCAATACTTTGATGAGAAGCATGGAGCTTCTTTTGTCACTAACAAAATGCTAGATAATATTATTGAGAACCTTGGTGAGAAAGTTGCCCAGCAAATGATTAAGCAATCTGTGGATAATGACAGACTTTAAATATAAACCTGATGGCAATGTTCTAAAAAATTTTATGAAGGATGAAAGTTTCTTTCGTGGCATCCGAGGTCCAGTCGGTTCTGGTAAATCGGTTGGTTGTTGTGTTGAATTATTTCGAAGAGCATTAGAGCAGAAGCCAAACGAAGATGGAGTTCGTAGATCACGTTGGGCTGTGATTAGAAATACAAACCCACAGCTAAGAACAACTACTATTAAGACATGGTTAGACTGGTTTCCCGAATCGGATTGGGGTAACTTCCACTGGTCTGTTCCTTACACTCACCACATAAAAGTGAATGATCTTGACCTTGAAGTTATCTTCCTAGCTCTCGATAGACCAGAAGATGTAAAGAAACTTCTTTCCCTTGAGCTTACTGGCATATGGATTAATGAAGCAAGAGAGATCCCCAAGAGTATTGTTGATGCGTGTACTATGCGTGTTGGTAGATTCCCAAGTATGAGAGAGGGTGGTGCTAGTTGGTCTGGTGTTATCTGTGATACCAACGCACCAGAGGAAGATCATTGGTGGGCTATCATGTCAGGGGAGGTTCCTATCCCAGATCATATTCCAAGAGAGCAAGCCACTATGTTGGTCAAGCCTGACAACTGGAGATTCTTTGCACAGCCTCCAGCTATGAAAGAACATATAAATGATAGAAAAGAAATAACTTCTTATTCTCTGAATAAAGATGCTGAGAACAGAAAAAATATTCTTGGTACATATTATACAAATCTTATTCGAGGTAAGACAAAGAACTGGATTGATGTTTATGTAATGAATAGATTAGGTTTGATTCAGGAAGGCAAGCCAGTCTATCCTGACTTTCTTTCCGAGACTCACATAGCTGATGAAGAAATACCTATTGCTATTGGTATACCTTTATATGTTGGTATTGATTTTGGTTTGACTCCTTCTGCTGTGTTTGGACAAAAGGTTCGAGGTCGGTGGCTAGTACAAGCTGAGATTGTTGCTGTTGATATGGGCGTTGTACGATTTGCAGAGTTGCTAAGACAGGAGATAGCAACACGATTTAATGGTCTTGATGTTTATATATATGGCGACCCAGCTGGTGATTTCAGAGCGCAAACAGATGAATCAACTCCCTTCCAGATATTAAGAGGTGCTGGATTGAAAGCTGTGCCAGCTCCTAGCAATAGTGTTGATTTAAGATTGGAATCTGTTTCTTCTCAACTAACTAAGATGGCAGAAGGACTGCCAGCATTTATGATAGATAGGAGATGCGTTACATTAGTAAAAGGTTTCCAAGGTGGTTATTGTTATAGACGCATGCAAGTATCGGGCGAACGTTTTGATGACAAACCTGATAAGAATATGTACTCGCATGTGCATGATGCATTGCAGTATATGATGTTAGGCGCTGGTGAAGGACGTAATTTAATGACTGGACAAAAACCAGCTAAAGCTTTCAATGCTAGAAAAGGCTTTGATATTTTTAGAAGATCGCCTAATAATAAGAAAAGTACCTCATTTTGGAATAGACTATAAGGAGATTTGATATGTGTTTCGGTGGAGGTGGCAGTAGTGCGCCAGAAAAAACAAGCCCAGTTGTTGATGAAGAGCAGAAAGAAAAAGAAAAGATAGAGAAAGAAAGAACTATCGAACGGCGGCAAGAAGAAAAAGAAAGAACTATTGCGCAAGAACAACCAGTAAAAACATCCCTTACGTATGAGACTGGACAAAAAAAAGGTCAGTCAGTTATGCGAGGTAGCAGAGGTCGAAGGGCTTTATATACTTCAAATCGTGGTGGTGTAGGTTTTAGAAACCCAATGGGTGGTGGAGGAATGTACGGCTGATGAACGATGAAGAGATCATAGATTCCTTTCTTAAGAAATACGATAAAGCAAAATCAGTAAGGCAAAGATGGGAAAGTCTTTTCGATGAGTGTTATGAGTATGCACTTCCTATGCGTCAGACCTTTGGCACGAATAGTATTGGTGAAAGAAGAGATGATAAAATATTTGATGAGACTGCTGTGGTCGGTGTTCAGGAGTTTGCATCAAGACTTCAGGCTGGATTAGTTCCTAACTTTGCTCGATGGGCTGACTTTACTGCTGGTAGTGAGATACCTTCAGAGCAGAAAGATGCTATAAACAATGAGCTTGAAGAGGTTACTGATTATGTCTTTGAGGTTATTCAGAACTCAAACTTTGGTCAAGAGGTTCATGAATCGTTTATGGATTTGGCTATTGGCACTGG